TCGGACCGCAGGCGGCGCTCGATCCCGTGCAGCGATGGCACATCCGGTAGGCTCTTGATGTTTCCTTGCCAGCGGAGCAGCGTTTTTCCGTCGATGCGGACCGCAAAAACGAGGTGGTGCACAAGTTGATGCGGGATGGCCGTGTCACACTCATTGCGCTTCTGGGGCAGAAAGCTAGCATCCTGTCGGATGCTATGAGACCTATCTGGTGAGAATCCAGAAAAGGAATCACTCCTCTGCCGATCCTTAGAAAGGATCAGTACTGCCATCGCTGGCAGGCAACCTTCGGTGTACGACGAGGTATTCCTCTTCGTCCAGTTCGCACTGGAATAAAGAGAAACAAGAATCGGTAATCAGCGTTAGCTGATCCGCTCTTGGAGTTTCACGTCGTATTTCCTCGATACCTTCTTTAAGTGATCTTTTGGTCTCCCAAGTAAAGGAGTCAAAAAGAACTTAAGAAGGGCAGGCCAACCGTCAATAGGATCGGAGGTTTTCCGAGATCCTACTGCAAGCCCGCGAACCGCGGGACGCTGGTAACGCTTAGACCAATGGTTATAGGTCCTTGCATTCCAGCGGTTGGTTAGTCCGACAAGGCCGTCATCCTCATGTATGAGGGGCAAGCTTTTGACTCGCCCACTCAATGATTCGACGATAACCTTCGAGAGAGAGTAGTACCCCTCTGACCATGCATGGTTAGAGAAATCTACTGTTCTTGCGATAAAGTCGGAACCGAGGCCCGAATCGTATGGGTCGAACTTCAGGTACAACGGGGTTATCTCAATTCCGTTGAACGCATCTAAGCCACATGACTCCCGGAAGTTTCCTTCCGTAAAGCTTTTGTGGCGGTTGACGCGCATCCCGAAGTGCTCGAGCCATTCCTCTACCTGACTATGATGGTGCGTGGGGATAATGATGTCATCCCCATAGACTTGCACCATCCGAGAGGCGTGCAAGACGTTCCTATGCGTCGGCCGTTTGCCGAGCTTGTGTAAGATACTCGCAATGGAAATCATCGCGAATACAACACTCTGCACAGGAAACGTTGTTGCATTACCCATACCTGCGAACTTCGTGAGACTTCGCGCCGGTTTTTTGTCGGCGCTAACCTCTACGGAGCGGAACCTAAAAAGCTTCTCCAAAAAAGCTTCGTGTCTGTGAAACACGAGTTTTACGACCTCGCAAGAGAGTCGATCACTCGCGCTACTCAGATCCAAGGTTGCCCATTCACCGGTAAGGGAGCCAACTTCTGCCAGATATTGATTTGGCAGTTGGTGGCTGAGGACTAAGACTTGCCTAAGAATTTGGCATTGCTCGATTTCTCGACGCAATCCATCATTCAGGCCCTGTTGAGCAAATTGGAGCACAACAGGTTCTATGGTGATAGTTCGACGTGAAGTCGAATTCTTCGCCACAGAGATAAGCTTAGCCCTCCCTCTCGGGACAGACGGTTGTGCATCTCTCATTTCGGAGTTGAATCGCTCGGGCGAACTTAGCCCAAACAGATCAATCCCTAGGCCAGAAAGGTCGTCTGTAGAACACAGACTATCCCATATGGCTCTCCACTTGGAGTTTGAGAGATGTCCCTCAGCAACCGCCCCCGGCCCGTGCTTAAGACCGTATTCCGAATCGAGTTCAAGATTTGGAAGTATAGTCTGACAGCACATCTTCAGAAAATGACTTCGAGTGTCGTCGAATTTAATTCCGACTAGCTCGTCGTCAGTACTGAAGAATTTGGTCTTTGCCTTTATGTCTAAGGCGTCGGTGCTTTCCTCCGACAGACCAAATTTCTTAAACAAGTAGAGGATCTGCCGTACACTTTTAATGCACGACATGTCATAGTCTTGCTTAAGATGACCGGTAGATTCATCAAACACTCTTGAGACAATACCCGAAAGGAATTTCGGGATTTGTCGTCCTCGGTTTCTCGCGAAACCGGGAATATGCTCAAGACACCTTTTGGCGAGCCCTCTGTCGAAGGCTAACCCAAAGGCAGGGAGTGCATTAGTAAGGAAACTAATGCCCTCGTGTTTGAGTCTATGCTCGATCGTAAGAAGATCACGATCGAGGCCACTCAAGTCAGGATCAAACCTCTTCACATCTGTAAAGAGGCTTGAGATGATGCATAGCGGTCTGTTAGCCATCACGGAATAACTCCGAAAATGGAACCGTAACAGATGCTTGCTTAGTTCAACTACTCTATCGGTTTGAGCATGTCTAAACGCGCAAACCGATCGAATTCTTCTTCCCAGCGCACGCCAGGTAGCGTGGGTTGAGAAGGCTCCTTATGACCGTAGACACGTTCATTAGGATAGAATTCGTGGATTCCCGTGAAGACAGAACTCGCTGCACACTCTATGAGTCGCGCAACGAATTTGTCGCGAGAATTACCGTCCTTAGGTGTTAGTAGCCCGAGTCTGCCAAGAATCTCAGAATGACTGCGATTAACAGTGAGCTGAATGAGCCCACTAATTTTCGCAATACATCTTTGACAAAAGGAAGACTCGGTCCAACGACGATAAGGCTGGTGAGTAGAAGAAACAGACGACTGGCAAAGGCTGCATACCTGCCGTATCCCAGATGTTGCACTCATTGTACTATCCTTTCGAAAGATCGGATGGTTCGCAAAGTGCAGACCCAGATTACGACTGGCTGAGAAGCCAGTTGCTGATCGTGACCTCCGAATCCTGGATATAGTCCAGGAGGGCGTTCACCAGAGCGACTTTCTCGCTCAGTGTCCACCCAAAAGGCGGAACGTTACACTGCAAAGTGACAGAAGCTGTCTGCTTTGAAGTGCCACCGGTATAGGGGTTGGTGGCGTCTTTCACCTGATTTACTTTCAGGAAATGACGTTCAACAACCTTCCCATCCGATGGGGTATGCGTGGCGATGACCGAAAAGCTTCCGGCATCGTCACGACGTTCCGAGCCGTATCCGTCGCTCTTGACGACTCTCAGAACGAGAGCCGGCGTGGGCGCACGGGCGGCAATGGTTACGGGGTCTGCAAGCATTGTTAAGCACCTTGAGGTTGGATATCGAACCGACACCATGCCGGATCGATTTAACTAATCACTAGGACTTAGCGAGAGCTAATGCCCCAATGATGGCAGCCTGGTAACTCGTGAGAGTTGCCTGGTCTGATGTAAATCTCATGCCTGGAATAGACCCAAGCGACTTACGGAGTTGGTATTTATACTCCAGACGAGATTCGTGGCGAATAGGCACCTGTCTATTGGTGTCTATAAGCCTCTTTCCGTCGACTGTAAGTCTTTGGGACTGAGACACTTCGCAACGATAACTTGTACGGACCACACCTTCGGAGACGTAGGTAATGAATCCGTAGTTGATAAGGTTATTGTCCCCGTTGATCATCTCGATAACATCGAGATATTCACCGAGGCCACTGAACCAATCAAACAACCAGGACCATGGCACCAAGTTATAGATGTCAATGAGCCTGGGCAAGTTACCCTGTAAATCGTCATACAAGAGAGATTTTAACTTCTCTCGAGGAAGACCTTTAAACAGGGGAATCTCTAACAATGGAAACTTAACGTTGGCATTTACCATCCCACGGACCGTAACCTTTCGGCTCCAATCGGTGGTAGTTGACGTATTGGTTTCCAAGTTTAGAGCCTCGTATGCGAACGCTGGAGGATTCGAGACGGGTTCATAGTAATGAAACTTCGTCTTGAACGTAGTGGGTTGCCCGTTTCTCCTGAGACGGTAGTTAACCATCTTCGTAAGCTTCTCCGGCAAATCCACTAACCGAATTAGATCGTCGACAAAGGGCTTCCAACCGAACAGAAAGTTGATTGGTTGCTCCTTGAGACTGCCTTTCCCCGCAATAGCCATCAGACCTTCTAAAGAAGTTCTAACGGTTGTTGGGAGATCGCGCAGTTCGGCTATGCTTCGTGCCAAACCCATTTTACGTGAGTTTGGAAGACAGCGACTGATAACACCTAGTTTGTGTTTATCAATAACTGCCTGTGCGTTCGCTTGTTCAGCGGACTCGACAGCTAGCCATGACGATTCGGTAAACCGAGCGCGGGGGCCGGTGATTCTCCGGCTTCGAAGATCCCGAGTCTTGTTGATGTCTGTTGACACCCACGGACTGGTTTCTTGTACCTCAATCTCCGATGTGACGATAGACCACCCGTTACCTGGTGAGAAGATTTTTCCGCGGAGCATTTCAAACTCCCCGAAATCCTCCCCACCAAAACGAGTTCTCTTCGTCGTATCCAAGACCCAGTTAAGTAGCAGTACTTGACCGGCTCGAGAGACACTACTAGTAGTTGTAGTGTCGGAGTTCAGTTGCAGAGGCAATAGATCCCATGCGAATGGGGTCGCCGTTTGAATCGGCGTACGCCAACTGGTGTTTCGCGATGTCCGGATTTCTGTCCGGGCCATCGCTGGCATCATTGTCGTATATCGCGGTCTGTTAACTGGAGCGACTTTAATACCGCTGAAACGGAACCCAGAAAATGGATCGAACGCAGGTGCGATCGATGCAAATCCGATTCCCTTCAGTAGCTGGTAGCAAAATCGCTCGAGGCCCTCGGTTTCGGCAATGTACTTTGTGAGCCGATAGGTGTAGAAACCTTTCGGATCCGCTGGAACGCTGACATAGTTAACGTTCTTAGCCAAAGTACACTTCCTTCCTGACTTGAGACTAGGCGACCTGAGCGCTAACTCAGGAGGCGGCCCCCTTTAGGGGGGCCG